ATCGAGGAGTATAAACTCCATCAGCATCATTAAAAGTTCCGAGTTCATACAAAGAGAAATCTTCCGGATGTTTGGCAATCAACGTATCGGGAGTATTAAGGGCATCGGTGACCATACGGACGGCCTCAGAACGGGTTTTGGCAGGAAACGGAAACTGAAAAAAGCAAGCCTTTTCGTCATAGATAGAGTACAAATTAACAACCATTTTACACACTCTCCCTTTCTAAACTTCGAAGCAGTTTGGAATGCTTTATCCTGGCGATATGTTCCCGAACCATAAGACGAGCGACAGTATTATTATCGGAATTCGCCAGGGCTTTCTTAACCCTTCTACGTCTTATTATACCCATACGGACTGGATTTGTCAAGTCATAAATATTGTCATAATAACGAGGTGGACGAGTCTTAACGCCAATACGAACCTTACATTCATCTTGATTATAAACATCAGAAGCAAATTGATCAATCCAGTAACGAGCAATTCCGGGACGACGAGACATAGTAATATACTCAGGTAAACGACCATTATAATGATCATGAGCAAGAACACCAGTAATCTTTTTGGTAACATAACGAGCAACATAAGCAGCAGATTCAAAAGTTACATCAGCAACAGAACACAATCCAAAAGGCCACAATTCAGAGAGTATTTTACTAGTAAATAACGGGTAACCACGATTAGCAGAAAAGAATTCACGATCGGGAAAATCAAAATTAAACAAAATCATATGGTGATGAGGACGGCCACCTTTATCACCATATTCGCCACACTGGAAAAAACGAATACCATCACCAAATTTTTTTCGGAGACGCTTGAGAAATAAAACAACATCACGCTTGTTAAGAGAAGGAGCCCCGGCATCAATCTCACCAGTATCAGGATTAATTCCTCTAGGTAGAAATTCCGGGGCATACGTTAAAGTTATGAAACAATTGGAGGGCCAGAGTTCGGCTTCGTGGACGCATCTGGTTGCCCATTGTCTTGATCTTTCGAGACGGCACCCGATGCATTGACCGCACGGGATTTTGAGCGGAAAGTCCGAATAACCTTCCGAGAGTCGGAAGACGATTGGCCATTTTCCCGTAGTAGGGTCCCGACCAGCTTTAGAGCGATAGGCATCAATTGGAGAATAGCACGCCATTTCACAACCTATAACCTCCACGCATAGGATTAGAAGAATTATTGCGACGATGAGAGCCAGCATGGCGAGAAAAATTCTTGCGAGAATGAGATTTATTCATCTTAGACCTAAACATTTTTATTACCTCCTTAATATTAAAGAACGTTCCGCCTACGGCGTACCGAGCAATCGCTTAGCTTCGTACCTACGCACGCTCTATGCTCGGCTTATAGCAGAGCAACACTACTTATAATACATATGAGTTGAGGGTATAAAAGGGGATATAGATTTAATAAATTTTTCAAAGGCACCAAGATCACCACGGCCAGATTCAGCAGATTCTTTCACTTTACGTTCAACACGATTGGCATTTTCGGCGCCAGTAAGCGACAACGATTTAAGAATATTATCGTATTCTTGATTAATTGATCGGAGCTCTAAAAGAGCAGCTTCACGATTAGCAACAATAGTACGGGCACCGGATTCAGTAGCCTGGGCACCAAGCAAACCAGCACGGGCACGTTCAGCAATTTCCTGAGCACGAATTAAAGCCTGTTGATCACCAGCCATCTCGATTAATTTATATTTATGAGCAGTATCGGCAATAATCGAAGTAACGTGAGATCGATTAAGATCAGTCTGTGAAGAATGCAAAGGGTTTTTAAAAGAACGAATTTCATCTTCCTGTGCTTTAACAAGAGACGCTTCTGCAGCTGATTTTGCAGAATTAGCGTTATTCAAATTAATTTGAGATTGAGCAACATCCTTTTCAATAGTGACACGTTTAGCAGAATTGACATTAGTATCATAATCCTTAACAGGATTTTCAGGAGAATACGTATTGCCAGACGGGGTGGAAGCCCCTTTTCCACCCGCCGACAAAATAGGATTCAAACCAGCTTCACGAAGATCTTTAACTTCTCGCTGATGAGCAGTATTACTCATACGAGTTTGCCAAGCACGATTTTCATTAGCACTAGACATACCAAAGGCGGAAGAAATTATCCCGCCTATAGCAGGAATCAAACCAGGAATAGCCACAAAAACACCTCCTAGAAATGATCAACCAAACCGGGTACACCATAAACAGGCATTGGACGAGCGCAAGTTAATTCAAGATAAGTATCGAGAAGAAAATGCGGTTCATCAGTAACGGCGATTATTCTTTCTATAGGAGGATTATCAACAATAAACGACGCCGATAAAGTAGGAAGCGAAGAAAATTCTTGCGAAAGATGCCATACATCGAGAGACTGAGCATCAGTAGAACGGAATTTACCAGTAATCTGAGAAGGAAAATAACGATATTCTGCATATCTTTCTTGGTAACCGAAAATAAGATTATCTGTAGAATTACCCTGGGCATAAATTTCTTTATTCAAAATTTCCTGTTCGCCCAAATGAGATAATGCCGGCCAATAAAAATCGAAACGAGTTTGCCGGCTAAACATACGAGGAATACCCTGTTGATAAGTAAGATCAGCGCGAGCGTTGACAAGACCAATAATAACACAATGCTCTGTGAAAGATTTTGTAAAACCATGAGATGTATCGGCAGCAACACCATAAGCAGCCAAATTACCCTGAGGAGTAGTAGAATCAGTAGAAGAAGTTTGCTGAACAGGATTAATAATAACGCGACTTGAAGAGCCACCAAGATATTCAGGACGAGTAGCACGAAGATCAGGAGAAGTTACACCAAAATGCGCTTTAATCAGTTCGATATAACGAGAACCGCCACGGGCATCACGTTCATAAAGACGTTGAAGCTGAAAAGCTTCACGAAGTGAATTGATAGTCGGACCAGTAGCATGAGCAAGATCAGCATATAATCCGGATACACCAGAAGCAACAACACCAATAGAAGGACCGGCAGAAGCAGGAGTAACAGTAACAGGAGTTAAAGAAGTACCAATGTTGGTATTATACGCAGAGCCAACAGATCGAGGAGTAGTCCAGGCAGTACCTACAGAATCAGTATTAAGAATCAAACCAAAAGTATTGGAACCAGTAGAAGTTAAACCTAATGCTTTACCTGTACCATAAACAGGAGCAGTGCTACCAAGAGGAAGTTCAACACCAGGACCTTTTTGCGGCCACGGAAGAGCAGAAGTAAAATAATCATGGCGTTTACCACGACGAAGAAGAACATAATTTGAATTAGTATCGGGACCATCGCCTTTGGTTACAATTACAGAATCCTGTAAATTTTGATCACGAAACCACTCATTATATATTAAATTATATGCTCGATGCCAAAGAGCAGAAACAGAAATAGCAGCAACACCTGTTGGAAGCCCGAAATAATCGGAAAGAGAGCCATATAACCAGCCACCAGCAGGAGCCACAAGCTGAGGAACAAGAAAATCTGTACTATCACCGGGATCAACCTGCTCTCCATTAAATTTTTGCCAATTGTCCCATAAAAGACGAACAGGAACAGAAAAATAAAAAGTATCAAGGAATAAATTATCCATGATCGGACAAACTGGAGTAGCCAAGCGAGCAAATAAATTTGCCCTCATGTTAAAGGTATCACCGGGAAGAGCCTCATCCACATAAAAAGGAACAAGATAACCGGCGTTAAAAGTAGTTTTGTAACCGTGAGAACGATTAAAACGAGAACGAGGAATCTCAGCACGAGGAATTTGACTAAAATTGTGTTGCATTACGGACTTCATTCATCAAGAGCCTCCTTATAATAATTTGAATGCTGGTCAACAATAGGAGGAGGAGTTAGAGGAGGGGGACTGACTAAGGTGTCAGTCCGCACAGTTACATCAAGTGGTAACTGTGCGACGCCGGTTCCAACCGGCTTTGAATCATGTCTGAGAAGAAACAGGAGACCCGTTAGAAACATCAACAGGAGACAAATCATTAACGAGGCCAAGGCGTACCGCTTCAAGTCGATTTTCCTCCTTTTCAAAAAAATGAAGTAATTGAGCAGGGTCGTTATTAAACCGATAACGAAGATCAGATGGAAGAAGATCAAAAGATTGCTTCGCCTGAGCAATCAAAGTTTGAGCAGATTGGAAATCTGCCATAGAACCGAAATCACCAAAAGACGGTTGAACATCACCAGAAGGCATAACGCCCGTCTTATTATAACGAGCAATTATCTGATTGATATTAACCTCATTAGCAAAATGTTGCTGGGCAAGAGATTCATCGAATTTATCGATAGAAACTTGAGGGGGTGGAGAATACCGAGAATAAAAATCCATCAAAAATACCTCCTAAAACTATTTTTTTATATGGAAAAGCCCCACCACAATCAGGTGGGGCATTTCACCTATACGACGGCTCCGGGAGAGCCAGAAGCCGGGAGTAAGGCAGATAACAAGCAAATATGATAGTTTTGAGATCGAGGAGTATAAACTCCATCAGCATCATTAAAAGTTCCGAGTTCATACAAAGA